AAGTTCATGCCAGCGAAAGATGGTGGTAGACCGTCAATCGTTGAAGGTGAACATCCGATGTTTACAGAGTTCAAAGAGAATTTCGGATATGACACAGGTGGTCGTAAATATCTCAGGCTTGTAACAGGTGCCTTCGGTGAAGGTCAAACTTCTGTTTGGGGATTCATCAACAAAAAAGAATTCACTAAACCGTCAGGTATTACTTTCAAAGAAGGTGATCTTTTGAAATCAGCTGGATGGAATACACCGGCTCTTAACAAACCAAGAGGTAACATCTTTGACGAAGATTACAAAGTTAATTGGACAGGACCTAACTACTTAAGATGATGTTAGACAGAATACAATATGATGATAACAATCCTCATCCTCATTGGGAAGAAGGTTGGTATTCATCAGCTTTCAAATACGAACCTATGACAGACTTTACAGACTTTGAATGTCTTGAAGAAATAACTGTATGGGATAAAGTTGAATTCGATATGCCAAGTCATACTTATGTTCTTAACAGAGCTGGGTATTGTAATGGATACTTTCCGAATAACATTATCACATTAGAGAATTGGGTTCAGTTCGGAAGATCAAGTAAAGGCTTCAGTAAGTCACATAGAAAATTCAAAAAAGTTAAAATAGGAAAATTATGATATTTAAATTAAACACACTTTATAAGAGAGACAGTAACGGAAAGATTCGTGAATACACTATTGAGTATACGCGTGATGGCGTTCTACCTGCTGGGTATAGAACTGTTGCTGGGATACAAGGTGGTAAGTTAGTAACTTCTGAATGGAAACTTACAGAAGGTAAGAACATCGGAAAAGTCAACGCGACCACAGATGGTGAACAAGCTGAGAGAGAAGCGATCGCGAAGTGGGAAAAGAAAGAAGAAAAAGAATACTTCGAACACATAGATCAAATAGATAACGAACAACCGTTCAAACCTATGTTAGCTCACGATTACACAAAGAGACCACAGTCAAGTGGATTCAGTCAACCGAAGTTAGATGGTATTAGATGTATCGCGACAAAGAATGGATTGTTTACACGAGCGGGTAAAGAGATCAAGACTTGTAATCACATAGTCGAAGAACTCGCTGATTTCTTTGAAGCTGAACCTGAGATCAAACTTGATGGTGAGTTATACAATCATAAACTCAAAGCTGACTTTAATAAGATCACTAGTTTAGTTCGTAAAGTCAAACCGACTGTAGACGAAGAAGCTGAGTGTCGTAGTAAAGTTCAATATCATGTCTATGATATGTTTACTCCGGAACATGAGTTTCCATTTAACAGTCGTAATCAATTTTTAAAACAACACAAACACTTTCAAGACTTTGATCATAAATCAAAAGTTCAACTTGTAGAGACTACTCTATGTGCTTCTCAAGATTTACTTGACTCTAAGTACGCTGAGTATACTGAACAAGGATATGAAGGTCAGATGGTTCGTAACAATGAACCATACGAATGTAAAAGAAGTAAACATCTTCTTAAGAGAAAAGAATTTATAACAGAAGAATTCAAAGTCGTACAAGTACTAGAAGGATCAGGTAATTGGTCAGGATACGCTAAACACTTTGAACTAGAACTAGAAGACGGTAGAGTGTTCGGAAGTGGTGTGAGAGGTAATCAAGCTACACTTAAACATTTACTCTATCAAGAAGAACAACCTACATGGGTGACTTGTCGATACTTCGAAAAGACACCTGACGGTATTCCAAGATTTCCGGTCGTAATAGATTGGGGAGTTGGAGAAAGAAATGACTAGACCAATCTGTAATACACCTGGCTGTATGAATCCATGTCAGAATACTAGAAAGAAAGATAATCCTGTTTGGAGAAAAGTTTGTAGTCCATGTCATAGAAACAATTATCAATCAAAATGGAGTCCTGAAAGATTAGAAGAAAACAAACTACACTTAAAAGAATATCTACAGGAAAAACATTATAGTAGTTATGAAGCTATAACAAAAAATAAGTGTACAGCTTATTTTAAGAATGATAAAAAACAAAATAAATGGAATGGTTATAATTCAGTTAATGAAATGAGTGATGATCTAATTAATCTAGTACATGAGAACATGAAAAGAAATAATGGTGAAGTAAGATGTGAAGTTACTAATGTCGTACTCTCACATGAACTTAAAGATATCTTTCAGATATCTTTTGACAGAAAAGATAATACTATAGGACACAATAGAAGTAATATTAGAATTGTTCCAGAACCTGTCAACACAATGATAAAAGATAAATTTACTATCAATGATTTACAAGGTTTTTTTGATGCTGTTTTTGAAGAAAGAGAAAAAGCAGCTTGATACCGCGGGTACACTTTTAGTATAATATAAACAATGAGAGAAGAAATAATTTTTCGTAAATTGGGTTTCGTAATGATATATGCTGTAACTGGTGAAATTTCCCTAAGTGAATTTTCTTCTCTCGCCCTTATAGGTATTTAGTACAATGACAAAGTTAGAATCAAAAACACCGACTTACACACTAGACTGGTATATCAAATGGATAGCTAGTTTCTTTGTGTTATGTGGTATGACAATAAGAGGTACAGAAGGTCTACAAGAATATGATCTTATGTTTTCTACAATCGGAGTGTTTCTCTGGTTGATCGTTTCATTCTTATGGAATGACAGAGCTTTGATACTATTGAATGGAATAGGATTAATATTTCTAATTAAAAATACAATTATTATGTGGATATGAAAAAATTTTTACTAATATACGCTTTAGGGTTATACACTATGTTTCTAATAAGTACTACTATCGGATCAAGTCCTGATCCGAAACCGAGAAAAGTAGAAACAGTAGAAAAGATATCAAAAGAACGATACGAATTTTGTAGAGATAAACTTTTTAAAAAGTATCCTCACGAAGTCGATAAACAAGAATGGAGTAAATGTTTAAATGGGAATGATTAATTTAGGATCATCAATGAGGTATGGACCTTCTGGTAAGAAAAGAAAAACGAATGCTTGGAAGACAAAGAAAAATACTATCATCGCACATCAACAAGGTAAGTACAAACCGAGTTTAGAACAACAACAAAGATTACAAGCTATGAAAGAACACAATGAGAAGTATCCTTCTTATAGTGGACCTAACACAGGTAACACTTTAATCGCTGATGATTCATATAAGAAAGAAGCTTCGAAAAACTTTACTGTCGCCATCGGTTACAATAAAGGTGCTTATCAAGTTATACCTAATAACGAAATTAAACATATCGGAAAATAAAAGTATTATATATAACTAATATGGCTAGAAAAAAAACAAAATCAACGAGAGCTTCAAGAAAGACTATAGATGATATGCACTATGGTCCTGAACCGATGGGTGTAGATTATTTTGAAAATAATAACATCAACAACTTCTTTAGTTGGTACACATATTTTTACGATAGAAATAGATGTAATCAAATTATAATGGGGTACGCTAAAGAACACGGGTATAAGAATGCTAACAAATTTAAAAAATTATACATTCCGACTTCTGTGGCCTCAATCATTCGTGGACTAGAAAATGGTTTAGTCTTTCCGGATCATAAAGATTATCCTGATGAGGGATCAGCTGGTTGGCAGAAACATATTCACAGCGAATTAAGAAAGTACAATAAGAAAGCTATCGAAATGAAAGCCGAAGACTTAGATAAAGGTAAGATCGTTAAGAAAAGAAAAACAGTTCAAGAAAACATGGAAGCTAAAGTTCGTGATCTTCTTGGTGAAGTTGATCATGCTATTGATCTATGGGATACAGATAAGTTCGATATGTATTCATATCTAACAGACAACAAAGTATCGTCAGCCGTAGCTAGTAAGATCCCAACACACTATACAGACTTACAACTAGAAATTCAAGATGCTATTCTAGGTACTGATCCTCAACTTAAAGAAGGATATAGTTTTATGAACATGAGTGAAAAGAAAGGTTTTCTAAACTTCGTTACTAAAATTATATTAGATACTGAAAGATACGCTGATAACAATAAACCAATTCGTAAGCCAAGAAAAGCTAAAGCGATATCAGCTACTAATTTAGTATCTAAATTAAGTTACTTAGATCATGACCCTATCAATAAAGTTAAGTCTATTGATCCATCAAAGATTGTTGGATCCAAACAACTCTGGTTGTTTAACAGTAAGACTAATGAGATCATCAAGTATGATCAATTAGATAGAGCCGGACTAAGTGTTAAAGGTACAACGATACAAAACTTTAACGAGAAAACTTCATCAAGTAAGAAACTTGGTATGAAGACTGAACATTTTATTGATCGTATTTTAGACGCAGGTTCTATTGTACTAAATAAAGTTATGAGTGAAATAAACTCTAAGGCTAGTAAGGTTACTGGTCGAGTAAATAATAATATGATAATATTAAAGGTGGATTAAATAATGGCAATCGATTATTCAAGACTAACTAGTGATGCATCAGCTTGTGAGATATTAGAAGCAGCATCTAAGTTAAAATCAAAAAAAGAAAAAATAGAACTTCTACAGAAGTATGGTGATAGAGCTGACTTCATGTATATACTTCGAGGAGCATATGCTAATAACATAGAATGGTTAGTACCAGACGGTCCTTTACCTGAAGGTGTTGTACCTAGTGCAGCTGTTTCAGTTGATACAGCAGAAGACAGATTGATTAGAGCATACAGAAATTTTCAGTATCTAGTCAAAGGTGGTCCAGAAGTAAACCAAGCTAAGAGAGAAGAAATCTATTTGAATATGTATAGATCACTTTACAACGAGGAAGCGAAACTATTACATTCAATCATCAATAAGAAACTACCATATAAAGGGATTACTAAAGCGATAGTCGCTGAAGCTTTTCCTACAGTTTGGCCAAAAGAGAGTAAGGCTTCGTCATAAATATATACATGACAAACAAATTAGGATTAACAGACGAAGAACGAGTTGTATTCTATACAGATGCTAGTGGTAAAAAACACCCTAGTGAAGTTAGAAGATATGACCCGATAATTGGTAGTGCTGTTCTTCGTGATCCTATGTTAAATAAACAAATAGAATTTTTGTGGAATTCAAGTTCTTCTAAATGGGAAGGTCTTGGATTAGATGCTGGTTATATAGCTCTGTTAGATACAGAAGTATTCGGAACACCGATTACTAAACAGAACGATAGTGCTGTACCAGCTAAGGCCACAACGGTGTCCAGATTTCCAACATAGATTATGAATTGTGGGTGAGAAAGTTACCCGGCAAGGTAGTACATTATGAGGAAGTTTAACTTTAGATAAGGAGGTGATATTGAGTTATCATGAGAGAATTTCTTTAACTTATTATTTAAGGAGGACACTAAAAAATTGACTTGACAGAAATGCCAAGTCATGAGACAATTAATAGAGTCGAGTAGATTGTGTAAGTCAATCCGCGTTTCAGAGGAGCGTCAATCTACTCAATTCTTTTAATACCATTTATTATGACAGGAGAAAATAATGGAAACTAAAATATTAACAGTCCAAGACCTAGCAGGTGTTGTTTCAATCATTGATGTATGCTCAGCTCGAGGTGCATTCAAAGGTGAAGAACTAGCCGGTGTCGGAAGACTAAGAGAATCTTTTCTTGCTGAAGTGAAAGAACAACAAGGTGAAGTACCAGCTCCAGAAGCTGTTGAAGCACCAGTTCAAACTACAGAAGACGAGAACTCTGATTAATAAGCTTATAGATTAGAGGGATTAACTTCCCTCTTTCTTTTAATACAATAATAAAATGCCAATAAAATTTAAACAATCAGCTACAGTAAGAGATAGACAAACAGGTAAAGTAAAAACAGAACACTATTATATTAAGTGTATGTCTCAAACTGAATTATTTTCAGAACTTAACAATTCATCTACTAAACCTAAAGCTAAACAGAAAATCAGAAATGAATTAGATCGTAGAGGGATTAAGATTCAATGGGTACCTAAAGTATCATGACCGACTATAATGATTTCGGATTTACAGCTGTAGATCAAGAAGAACTAAAAACAAAAACAGGTGAAGATGCTACTGTTGGAAAAGAAGTTGCAGAACAACTTAAAGCCGTAGCTAAATCATCAGCAGGTCAAGCTAACGCAGCACAGATAGAAGAACTAGATTCCAAGTTAGACTTACTAACAAAACTAGTCAGTCAATCATTAAATGAATTAGATGATCATAAAGACAATTTATCTCAGATAGATTCTAATAAAGAATTAGATTATAAAGATAGATTAATCGAATGTGAAAAACTCATTCTACCATTACTACAAAACTTAATGAAGAATGAAGATAAAGAATACATCTATTGGCCAAATCGAAAAGCCATCATACAACAACAAATAGACAGATTACAAAAAATTACACAAAAGACTTGATACCACTAGTACACTTTTGATATACTAGATATACTATGACTACATTAACTATAATAGAATACTTTTCATATATAGCAATACTATTGTTAGCTATGTATAATGCATTCAAAATCGGAGAGAAATCTGGTTCTGTATATATGCTTGACTATTTAAGAACTAATAGTTATGAAGACCCGAACGGTAAAGAACAACCTTTCTTAAGTGATACAGGATTCAATCGTTTTATGTCTCATATAAGAAATGAAAAAAAGAGTGAGTTAAATGGCTGACTCAGACTTTACTATTAAAGGTAATATAGGTGATGCTTTCATTCGAATAACAAATGAAGGTAATGTAGAATTAATCTTTGGTGAAGATGATGTTTCTCTTGTAAGAGAGTTAGATTGGGATTCACATGAGATATATAAGACGGCAGTACAGTTCGCTCTAATGATGGATAGTTATGTTCGTAACTCTAAAGCATTAGACAACTTGATTACTCATTCAGTAACTGGTAGTATACCTGCTGAGTTATTAGATAGTGATCTTATGCCAATCTCTTTAATGGGTATTGATGATGAAGATGTAGAAGTCAAACATACAGAAGAACCTATAGAAGAACCTTCAACAGAAGTAAAAAAACATGATAATGTTATTCAATTTAAAAAAAGGAAAAAAGATGAAGATAAGTGAATCAGCGACTAATAATAAAAAGTTGTACAACGGTAAACCTCGAGGGTTTTATGATCCAACACCAGTAGAAGTATTCTTCACTAAGGTTGGACAAGAAATATTTAAATTTACAAACGACAATCAACATAAGACATTGATGACAGACGAAGATTGGATTACTCATTGTGACGCCGCGAATAAGTGTGTCAGGTTCGGGACATTGTATGGACCGAAAGAACTAAGTGATTTTAAATCAGAAGAATTACAAATCGTCAAAAAATTTGTGGAGACAAAAAAGAAATGGATTTAGAAACAGAAATAAAAATCTTACAAGATAATATTCGATCATTACAGAAACAACTGGGTCAAGCTCATCAAAGAATAGGTGAACTAGTAGCTGAGAAGTCACATTCGAATGAAGAAGTAATTAAACACAAACAATTCATTCAAGAGATATCTCTACAATTAAAAGAGAAAGAGATTGAAGCGACAACTAAGATGCAAGAGAGAATAGATGGTATCGCTAAAGTAATAGATTCGAAACAAAAGTTTATACAAGACTAATGCCGACATACGATTTTCTAAATACAGAAACAGGTGAAGTAAAAGAAGTCATTATGACTATCTCTGGTAAAGAACAATATCTGAAAGATAATCCTCACATGAAACAACACTACACTAAAGTAGCTGGTATCGTAAGAAGTAGTGGTACAACAAATGTAGACAATCATGGATTCAAAGAAGTCTTACAGAAAGTCGGTGAAGCTCATCCGTTTGGATCAGTAGCTGATGAACATACTAGAAAGACTGGTAAAGAAGTTAAGACTAGAGAGGTAGTAAAGAAACACGCTAAGAAACAAGCCGATCAAAAGACACGAGCGACAAGAAAAAATTAATAATGGAGAAAGAATGAAATTTAATCACTTAGAAGGGTATGAGTCCGTTACTCTACCGACAGAAACAGTTAACGGAAAACGATACTATGTAACACCGAGTGGTAATAAGTATCCTTCAGTTACTACAGTAACAGGTATGCACAACGCGAAATGGGTAGCTAAGTGGAGAGCGAATGTCGGAGCAGAGAAAGCTGATAAGATATCAGCACAAGCCGCTGGTCGTGGATCACGATATCACTACATGCAAGAAGACTTTCTAAACAATATAGACATTACAGAAAAGTTAAAGAAAGCTACACCTCTTGATCAAATGATGTTTAATCAGACGAGAGAGATTACAGAAAAGATCGGAGACATTTATATGTTAGAGGGTTCTTTGTATAGTGATGATCTAGCGATAGCTGGTAGAGTTGACTGTATAGCAGAGTTCGCCGGTAAAGTATCTGTAATTGATTTTAAGACTAGTACTAAAGCTAAGTCACCGAGTAAGATTAAATCATACTTCATGCAAGAGACAGCATACGCTAAGATGTTTGAAGAAAGACATGGAGTACCAGTAGAAAGAATAGTAACTATTGTATCAGTAGAAGAAACAGGACAAGCTCAGTTGTTTGTCGAAAATCCCAACAACTGGATTGACCAGTTGTTGAGTCTTCGATCTCAGTATAAAACTGAATATGGTTTTTAGGAGTAGTGCCTAAGGTTCATACACTTCAAGTTACATGGTAAAGATGATTATTAAAGCTGGAGAAATAACTCCTAACAATAAAAAACTCATCTCAAACAAAGTTAATGTTGACGCTTTTACTTCTTCGCCGTGTCTACTCCATGACTGTTTAATATTCATTAGAGTATCCTTGTTATAAATAGTTATATAAAATGAAAATCATTGTGATTTCCAAGTATTATTTATAACACTTATAACCTCATATACAAAAAAATTATGGCTTATTCAAAAGAAGTAGTAGATAGATTCGAAGCAGTTCTCAAAGATCCTGCTAAACATTCAGTTGGTAGATTTGATCCGAATGATTCTACAGTTATCTCTGGTATGGTCGGAGCACCATCTTGTGGTGATGTAATGAAGTTGGATATGAAAATGAATGGTGATGTTATAGAAGATGTGAAGTTTAAAACATATGGTTGTGGTTCAGCGATAGCCTCAAGTACTATGTTTGTAGAAATGTTAAAAGGTAAAACTATTGAAGAAGCTAAACAGATTAAAGATAAAGATATAGCTGACGCGTTACAGTTACCACCAATCAAATTACATTGTTCTGTATTAGCAGAAGAAGCTATTAAGAAAGCTATATCAGATTACAATCCTCAGATAGGACACAACAACCCACCAAAACTTGACAACTGAGCGAACGCTGTTATAATAGATATATGATCTTAACAAAAAAGAAGTTTACTAATTCAGTTGAAGAACTAGTTATCAAAAAAGAATTATCCTATATAGACGCGATCGTTTACTTTTGTCAACAGAATCATTTAGAACCTGATTCAGTCAAAGGATTGATAACTCCTCCCTTAAAAGAGAAAATCAAAGCTGAAGCTGTAAGTCTTCGTTTTTTAAAAGAAGAATCTAACGCGAAACTACCAATATAAAATATGAGACCACAAAAACAAAAAACTTATCAGAACAATAAACATTTCAACAAACCTAAGAGACATGAAGGTCCACCGCCGTTTGATGTTATGTTAAGACAGTTTAAAAAGAAGTGTGAAAGAAAAGGTATTGTAGCAGAAGTTAGAGAAAGACAGTATTACGAAAAACCAGCTGAGAAAAGACAGAGAAAAAAGAAAGAAGCTGTTCGTAGAGAAAGAATTAATCAACTAAACAACAACACATTGGGTAGAGCTAAAAGATATTATTAATGACGAGTAGAGAAGGATTCGATGCCTACTGTTTGTACTTAGCTATTAACAATCATTTTAATACAGAGTCTTATGACTTCTTCAAGTACAACGGTAAAGTACCAGTAAAGTTACCAGCGTTTCTAAAAAGAAATGACAAGTATCATTTTGCTAAGTTAGCTAGAGAACATAGAGATGAACTTAAAGATTTTCTAGTCGCTAACTTATCTAAACAGAAATACTATGTAAAGAATCTTTTAGATAATGAATGTATTGATAATTATAAAGAGTTTAAAAAGAAGAAACAGAAATTGACATACACTATTACAGAAGATATGAGATATTTGTATGACAGGTATGACACTTTAGATGATGTCTTAGAAGTACAGAAAGGTCAACATAGTGTCATACTTAAAGAATTCTTAGGTAAGAATATACAACCTGAAACATTCATAGCGTTCGATAATATGTTTGGTATCTTTGAAGACTATGATGAAATGATACAAGAACAATTCATTTGGCCGAAGATAAAAATAAGATTAAATAAATTAAAACCGTTCATAGAATATGAACCACAAAAAATAAGATTAGTAATGAGAGGGATATGGCTACAGCCTACATCATAGGTAACGGTCCAAGTAGAGCTGATGTATCTTTACATACATTAGAAGGTACTACATTTGGTTGTAATGCTTTGTATAGAGACTTTGCACCTGACTATTTGATATCTGGTGATTCTACTATCATCAAAGAGATTTGTAAATCAGATTACCCAAGTCATAGTAAATGTATCTTTCCGGACTTTGATCCTGTTCCGAAAGATTATAAAGAAATGATTCTTATGGGATTCGATCCGTCTTTCACTATTAAAGAATCAGATTTAGACAGACATAATAATGTCTGGATATTTGGACTTCAAGATGATATCTCAAAGATCATGGAAGTTCATGTCATAGGTGTTGATCCATCATGGCAAATACAGAATATGAAAGGTACAGAAGAAGACCCTAGATTTAGTGTTAACTTCTTTGCCGGAAGTCAAGCTATGGCTCAGGCTTCTATAATGGGTTTTGATGAAGTGTGTCTTGTAGGTTTCGATTCTATATGGAACTTTCAAGAGAATACTTATCAGAATATCTATGCTGGTACTAACGCCTATAAAAGAGAGAAAGAAACTTCTCGCTTGAGGGTTGGAACTAGTGATCCTAACTCACTATTAGGAACACAAGAAGCACAGATAAAGAAAGTGATTGACACATTTGAAAATGTCGATTATACTATATACTATGAAGGAAATAAAAAACCTTTAGAATATAATAGTTTTACATAATGAATAAAGTGGATAAAATAATAAAATAATAAAATTAAATATACAAGGAGAATACAATGTCATTTAATGAATTAAAACGAAGTCGCGGTGGCTTCGATAAACTACAATCCGCGTTAGAGTCCGAATCCTCGGAAAAGAAATCTTATGGAGATGATCGTTTCTGGAAACCTGAACTAGATAAATCTGGTAATGGTTATGCAGTACTTCGATTCTTACCAGCAACTAATGGAGAAGAACTTCCATGGATCCAATATTGGGATCATGGTTTTCAAGGTCCTGGTGGTTGGTTCATAGAGAAATCTTTAACAACTCTAGGAAATGATTGTCCTGTTTCAGAGTATAATACTACTCTATGGAATAGTGGCGACGAAGCTCAAAAGGATCAAGCAAGAAAACAAAAACGAAGACTACACTATGTAGCGAATGTTCTTGTTGTCTCAGATCCAACTCATCCTGAGAATGAAGGTAAAGTAATGCTTTATCGTTTCGGTAAAAAAATCTTTGAGAAAGTCAAAGATGTAATGCAACCTCAGTTCGAAGATGAGAAACCTATCAATCCGTTTGATATGTGGGAAGGTGCAGACTTTAAACTTAAAGTCAGAAAAGTAGATGGATATTGGAACTATGATAAATCAGAGTTTTCTAATCCTGCTCCGATCTCAGAAGATGATTCTGTATTAGAGGGTATCTACAACAAACAACATTCTCTAGCAGAACTAATTGCTCCAGATCAATTCAAATCTTATGATGATCTGAAAGCTCAATTAGACAGAGCGTTAGGTTTGGGTGGTGTTGAAGTATCTACAGCAACAGCAGAAACAATAGCAGATGATAATACATCAGCTGTTTCAGCGACAGCGAAAGAGACACCTTGGGCTGATTCACCAGCACCTGTAAGTAATTCAGAAGATAGTAGTGATACAACTATTAGTTATTTTGAAAAACTAGCCAACGACCAGTAAGAAAGTTATAAATACTATAACCTATTAAGGATAAGGGAAGAGCTCTTCGTGTCAGAGCTTGAACTAACTCATTTTCAGAGTTAGTGGGACGGTTGAGAATGGGGATTCTTAACATTCAATGAGGAAAGATATCTAAAGCGGCAGGAGATATCGGTATTAACGGCGGGACAGAGGGGCCAGTTTATACACTTTTATTTTATTGGGCTAACGCCATATTACTAGCGAATGAATCTTGAGGTTCTGTACCTGTTGGTACTATTGTGGTTGTTGAACTAGCTTCATTGACAGTATTGTTATTTTGTTGAACTATTTGATTAGCTCTTTCCATTGTATTGTCAGCTCTTCTATCAGCTAAAGACTTTTCTCTTTCAGCAAACTCTTGAGCTTGACTAGCTTTCTCAACTTCAAAGGCTGCTCCTTCTTCATCAACTCTTTGTCTCATAGCTCCAGCACCAATGTCTACAGGATCTAAGTCATATTTCTCACCAGGTATCAGTTTATTAATACCTTTGATAACCATGTTGATACCATTTTCAAGACCTGTCATGACAGTTGCGAAGAGTGATTTTAATCCTAACCATATAGACTTAAATGTATTACTAATAAATGTTACAGCTTTATCTTTCCATAAGACTAATCCATCTAAAGCTATCGCGAAACCTTCTTTAATCACTTCCCATCTGGCCATGATCATATCTTTATTTTCTATGAACTTATCTCTTAAGTACATCACTCCAAATATTAGAGCTGCTACAGCTAAACCGATTAGAATTACAGGTGCTAACATTGTTATACCCGCTATAAGAATAGAAGCTGCTGATGCTAACATACCACCAACAAGACTAGCTACTGAAATAACCATTCTCTTAGCACCTGATAATAAAGTTTTACCAGCGTTCATCATTGAAACACCTATAGATTTTATACCACCCATGAAAGCTGTTCCAGCTTTTTTCAATGTTTTAATAGGATGCTTGATTCCATTACCAATACTTTTAAAAGTCTCTCCCATTTTAGTGGTAGATTCTCTTAAATTATCCAGAGACTTGTCTAAGAATGATTTATTCTCAGAATATCTTTTATCTGGTGTACCATCGGTTTTGAGTTTCTTCTCTTTCTTATCTTTTTTACCACTAAATGGATTAAACTTTTCTTTAATATTCTCCATAGTCTTTTTCTGATCAAAATTACCGTCGTCATCTTGTCCAATCAAACCACTGATTGTCTTACCTAGTATACCACTATTTTTAATATTAATCAATAAAAGCTTACCGAGAGTTGCACCTATAGCAGTAACGATTGCTAGAATAGATTTAATACCAGGTGCCTCAGCGACCAGGCTCATGACTGCAGTAATTTGTTTAAAGTCTTCTTTAAGAGCATCACCCAATTTAGCACTTTGAGATTTTAATACTGATGCTAACTGTTCAAAGTTAGACATAGCCATAAGGTCTCTTTTTCTTTGAGCTTCAGCTTGTTCTTCTTTAGCTTTATTATCTTTTTCGTCTTGTTTACTTTTTTCTATTTGAGCTGCAGCTTCTTCTTCAGCAGCCTTGACAAAAGCTGTCTTCATATCATCGGTGCCCATAAGCATCCCTGATAATTTATCAGATAGTGATTCGTGATGTTCACTAGCTTCTTTACTCTTATAAGCTTCTTGTTGTATCTTTAAGAGTATATTGTCTGCTACAGCTTCTGCCATGTGTTATTCCTAGTTAGGGTTAGTGTCACCGTGTTCTTTAGCTGCACTAGATGTATACAACCCAAACCATGCTGCTCCTGCTCCGACTAATACAGATATTAAACCTGATTGTTCTAATGTTGGATCAGTTAAATCCATAAACCAGAATGTAGCATAGTATAGCAAGTACATATAGATACCTAAGAATGCTCTTGGAATAATTCTCCAAGCATCTATTGTCTTAGCAGCGAATACCCATTTCTGCCACGGGTTCTTTCTATCTTCTTGTGTTAGTTCAAATATCTCTTGTTTTAGTTGACCTATTTCGTCAACCATCTGCATGAACTTTTTAAGATCAATTTCGACCTCGTTTCTGTCCATATCTCCGTGAAATTGTCCACTTGGATTATTCATTGTTATCTCCTCATTTTTTGTTCGTGAGCTTTTTGTCTTTGCTCTTCTTCTTCTAAATATTTCATTAGAAGTTGAACATATACTTCCCTCTCCCAGGGTATCATATTGTTCAGTTCTGTTAAACTGTACTTATGATGTTGCATTAAACCGAAGTTTGTATGAATTAAATTATATAGACTTTCATGAGAGAGGGCTAGCCGAAAAAATTTCCGATTCCCACTAATTCATATGAATTATTCTCATTACATTTTTCACAATCATAACTTCCATTAATTCTCAATGTTTTGACATTAACAAAGAACGCTTGAATCTTTTCAAACATATCTAAAGACATGCTATCTAAGAAATTCATTAGTTCTTTCTCTGTGAAATCATCTCTAGTATGAATCTCATCTCCGTCAATAATTGAATTAATACATTTAGCTACAACTTCAAAAATTACTCTTGGGTCCTCTGAATTGTTTAAATTTACTGAATTAACAACTTGATAACTCGGTACATTTAAATCTATACTAATAGTGTCTGTAACTTTAACTACATGATCTATTACTTGTTCAGGTTCCTTTACAATGGTTTGTTCTAACTGTACTGTAACTTTATTAAGTTCGTTACAATTATTACATTCCATTTGTATATCAGCTGTTTCACCAACTGATTTAATTCTTAATTGTAAAAATAAATATTCTAAATCAATAGTAGCTAAATCTTTAGCATCTATATCATCACAACATATATCAATCAATCTAATCATTTCACTAATTTGTTCATTAGTGTTTTCTGATTCTTGTGCTACTAATAACACTTTTTGTTCACCAACTAGAAACGGTCTATAAGTGACTGTTTCACCAGATGATGGTAAGACACAACTATGTTTAGGTGTGTCAAGTACTGGTAACGCCATAATTTATTTCCTCATAATATTATATAACTATTTAGTCGTTCTATCCGAACAACTTATCATTTACTTTCTTATCAAGTTTTGATCTTATATTTCTCATCTTCTTCTTAAACAATCCACCCAGTAATCCACTAGGTGAATTATCGAATGTTGAAGACCAAGTTCTGAATGTAAACTCAACATCAAATGTTTGTACAGTAGTAGTCTCTGCTGTAAACCCTACACCTGATACATTCGTTGGAAAAGCTTCGTGTAACTCTACAGAATAGATTGGTATATTGTCAACACCTAACTGTTCTATTTTTACTTGACCATGATAAGTCTCAGGATATTGAAGATTGTATGCTTCATCATACATAAAACTCTGCCAGAGTTCCATCATTTGTTTATCTTCGTAAGTTGTATCTAACATAAATGTACAAATAACTTTATTTTCGTATTCTATACCTGTTACATATTCTCTATTGGGTGTAGCTCCACCGTAATTTTTAGCTGTTGTTACCATAGTCTTACCAGGTGTTGATACAGCTGTACATCTAAGACCTCTACTTCTCATCTGTAGTGACTTGGGTCCTCGAATCTCTACATTGAATCTATCACTTCTACTCATAGAATCCATATGATTCATAAATCTGTTTATGTTCATTAAAATTTACTCCTACTTTCATTCCAGACTGTATTCTTATCAACTTTTCTAAATGATTCTGTTGGTAAGAAGATAGCTATTTCCCAGTCAGCTGGTTCTATTAATAATAATGGTGATTGTATTTGATTACTCAAATAATGTTTTAAACATGGTTTAAAGAATCTCATTTTTGATGTACTCTTTAAAAGTTGATAAGTTACATTCATTTTTGTTGTTCTATCGTATTTGTCATTGTTCGTAATGTCATATAACTCATCTAAAAATTGGGCCCTAATTAAAGGGTGTAAGTAATGTAAATTAAGTCCATAAAAACCACCTTTGGCTTTTTGAACAGGGATACATAATGGAAACCTATCATAGTATGGTAATGTCGCTTTTGTCTTTGGATCATATTGAAAATTATACATTGACCCATATACTTGTCGTGATCGTGTTGGACCATCTCCAATCAAAGCGGCGCGAGAGACTTTTCTGTTACTTACTGTGGAACGAAACCATTCCATTGAAGCTTTTGTTCGAGCGGCTATACCAGCTCTGAACGCTTCTTGTTCAAGTTTGTCGAATAGTCTCCCTGCCATTATTATAAACTCTTAAAATTTATGAGTGAAATGTAAAGACACAGCGTCTCCAAATTCAACTTCACTTTCTTTAACATCACTCATTACAAGTAATCCTAGAGTCATGCTGTCAGATAAAGACCAGTCAGCTTTTAACATCTTAACTTCTCTACCATCAGACCATTCTCCAAGTTCTAAGCTGACATCAGCCCATGAAATGAAAGGTAAACCAATATTATACCATTCATAATCCATGTCTAAGTCAACACCTTCAGCTTTACCGTATGAGAAAGATTCATATCCGACTTGCCAGATTCTTTCTTCAAAATCTAATCCATCAGAATTATCTCCACTATAACGATAAGCTATATATTCACCATTGAACCAGAAACCTGATTCGAATGATTTTGTGAATCCACCGTAAAAGTCAGATTCTAACTCTCTATCACCGTCGATATCAACGCTTGAGTTCCAGTTACCTATATAAAAACCTTGACCAAGGTCTTGTTCTATACCAAAGTTCACTGCTAGTCCATGATCAGATTGTGTTTGACCACGCCACATATAGTCAGTGCTGATTCCAACATGACCACTCATTGCTAATGTAGATGTACTCAATAGTACACTACTTAATAATACTAATAATTTATTCATATATTCTCCTATTTTATTTGTATTAACATTATAAAATACATAATGTAGTTTAAATAGTATTTATGTCACTTAGTAGATGTTTATATCTTTTTCTGTAAGAATTCTCCATTTCCACTTACGATCTTTACAATATGACATAGCTTGAGTCCATTTAGCTTCATTTACCATATAAGTTTGTACTTCTTTAAGATATCGCTTAGATGTTCTACCTGTCTTTGTAAGTTTCTTCTTTGGATTGGGTGGTGAACATTGACTAAAGGGTTTAACTTCAATCAGTTCTTCTACTATCATGCCTTTTGAATTCCGATACTTCATATAGAAGTCTGGAAAGTATCTGTGCACACGATTGTCTACCGGTGATACATAAGGTATAATGATTTCTTCCGATCCCCATTTAAGTACTGAAGGATTATTGTCTAAGTACACCATGAATCTACGCTCTAATAATGAACGATAAATAATGTTACTAGGGTTTCCTTTGTACTTATTTGGATTCTTCGGTCTAAACTTTCCTTTATAAGACATAAATAACTATAAAGTATATATTACAATTCAATTATGGCCATATTAAAAAAGACAAAAAAGACACTTAAGAACCACATAGGTTCTGTTAGTGGTGATCTTAATTCAGCGTTTTCAAAACTAAAAAGTAAGTTTGGAAGTGTAGGTAACTTCTCAAATTCTTTTGATCAAAGAATATCAGATGGTTTATCTGATTTACTTACAGGTGCTACAGGTATTCGTACATCTAACATACCAGAAATTTCTAGTGAAGTTCTATCTATGAAACAAAAGAATAGAGAAGCTAGAGCTCAAATTCTTAATAAAGATCAAAGAACTAGTGGTACTCCGGGAAATAAAATCGCACCAATTACTTTTCCACAAAACTTTCTTGGAGAGAACAATAAAAATATAGGATTAACAAACTATATTCACTTTCGATCTTTACCTACTAGAAGTGAAGCTAAAGACAATGATCTTGTTGATATCTTTTTATATGTACCCGAAGAAATGACAGATGGTACTAATCTTACTTACGCAGCTGGTGAGAAATCTTTAAAAGATTCGATCATTGCTAAACTAATGACATTCGGTGAAGGTACAGATCAAAATATTTTCGGACAAATAGGTAGAGCGGGTAAAGAAGCTATTATGGGTGATATCGGAAAAGCTTCAGCTGGTAGAGTTATTAACCCTATGAAATTTCAGTTATTTGAAGGTGTAGAATTTAGAACATTTTCATATAGTTTTATTTTATATCCTAAAGATGAGAAAGATTCAAGAATTATTAGAGAACTTTCTCATTACTTTAAAAAACTTTCATTACCAGGTATAGTACCAGATTCAGGTGGAAGAACTTATTCATTTCCATGTGAATGGGCTATCAGATATCATGGACCAATCAAAGAGTGGATAGATTATCCAATGACTTCTGTTCTAACTAAAGTAGAGACCAATCAAGCGACAGCGGGTACAGCTAGAATGATTGACGGTGCACCAGTAGCCGTTGAGTTAACATTAGAGTTCCAAGAAGTATTAACACTTGATAGAGATAAGTATGAACAAAGAGTTTCAGCATTTACTCAAGGTAATACTCAGAACAGAGAGAATTCTCAAGAAGGTGGAACAATAAATGATATTATGGGTAGAAACACAAAAAGAAGTGATGGTAGAGGTGATAGATCAATTGGTACAAAAATAAATGATGCTACAGGATTAAATTTACCAACTCATTTAGGTGACAATAGAGGGGATGGATAATCATGGCACAAGGATTTTTTAAAAATATACCAAATATAAACTATGATTTCAATAGTGACGGAAAGTTTTTTGAAGCTAAGGATTTATTCCGTAAAGTTTCAGTATGGAGTTATCTACAAGAAGGTGTCTCTGGATATAACTACTATCGTATAGCAGATGGAGAAAGACCTGATGCATTAGCTTCTAGGTTGTATGGTGACGGTACAATGTATTGGACATTCTTTTTAGTCAATGAAAATTTACAAGACTTTAATGATTGGCCTATGTCACAACAATTATTACATAAATTTGTAAATAGAAAATATTCAGGTACTGTATTAGAAGCTTCTAGTTCAACAGACATAGTTTCATTTAATCATGATACTAATGTTTCGAGTAAGTTTACATTAGGTGAAAAAGTATCTCAATCATCATCAGGTGCTTACGGTTTCGTTACTAAAATTGATCCGACACATAATAGAATAATATTAAATAGTGTACAAGGTACATTTACAAACAATACAGTTGTTGGTAGTGATTCAACTAAGAGTTTTACTGTAACTTCTGTAATTGATGAAAAAGACGCTGTACATCATTATACAGATTCTAATGGATTACTTACTACTGTACCTACAAACAACACACCAGTTTCTAATGAGAAATACGAAAGAGATTTAAACGAAGAAAGACACTTAATAAGATATATTGAACCGAAATACATAGGTACTATTGTTAGTGAATTTAAAGAAATAGTAAGAGACTAAATTATGCCAGCAGCATTGGATACAGCTTCACCGTTAAGTTATGAATTAGATGTCATGACAATCGTCAATAATGAAGGTGATGGATTTGACATTAAAGAAATATTTCAAGAATGTAATATTTATGAATCTATACATAGAAACTTCTTACTCGGAGAAGTTGTCATATCTGATCAGGTAGGATTTTTAGAAAACGCTAAACTATTCGGACAAGAATCTATAAGAATAAGATTCAGACAACCTGTTGGATTAACTGGTGATGATATTGATGAAGATGATGTAATTGATAAAGTCTTTAGAATATATAAAGTAGACTCAGTAATGAGAATTAAAAATTCAGCTCAAGTCTTTAAAATTAATTTCTGTTCACCAGAAATGTTAAAATCAAAAAGAACTAGAATCAGTCAGGCCTTTAGAGGTTCATTTACAGATATAGCAGCTGTTGTAGCAGAAGATTACTTAGGAATAATCAATGAAGATACTACTGATAAGTTTCAACCTCATTTTGAAGTAAGAGAAAAATCTCAAGGTGATAATTATCATGTTGTAGTTCCAAATTGGACTGTAGGATATACTATTAATTGGTTATGTAAACAAGCTCAAGGTATTGATACGAATAGTGGGTTACAAGATTCATTCTATTGGTATCAAACAGCTAATGGTGGTTACAGAATACAATCATTAGCTAGTATGATGGAAATTCAATACGGTGGTGGTAGACCATTTATTTATTCAGACGCTTTCGGACAAGATGGTAAAGACTTACCATACGATATGACTGATGCTGACGGACTAGTAGGTATGGGTCGAAGAATATTAGGATACAAAATTGAAACTCAAGCTGATGTTTTGAGAGGTATTACAGAAGGTCTATTTACATCTAAACAAACAACAGTTGATAATACATATAAATTTTATACAGAGAAAACATACAACTTCTTAGAAAAACATTTTAGTGGTGACGGTCAATCACTATCTCCACACCCATTTATTCGTACACAACCAGAAACACTACATATAGGTAGTGCCGCGTTAGAAGGAGATGTAAATATTGTAGGTAGTATGGAAGACAAAGCTATTGGTGACTTTCATACAGGATATCAAATATTAACTAGTGATTCATCTTTTGTGAATGATGATAAAGATGATATACATCAAGCTAATCATTTTACACACTTAGGTTCATCTCAGTTTAGAAACGCTGCTAATCAGTTATTAAAATATAATACTATGAGTGTGGCGTTATCAGCTAGAACAGATATTTCAGTTGGTACATTGATAAATTTACAATTACCGTCAGTAAGACCTGGTGAAGAATCTAAAGAACAAAAGTTTCAAGGTGGTAATCATTTAATTACTCAGATTAAATGGTCTATGACTAAAAATCAGTTGAGAACAGATTTGAAAGTAATTAAAGATTCATTAATGAATAACATTGAAACATCAGAAATGGATTATGGTGAGACAGAAAAAATATGATATATCAAGGTAAGACAGGATTCAATTGGTTTACAGGTGTTGTAGAAGACAGAAATGATCCATTGTTTTTAAATAGAGTTCGTGTTAGAATACATGGTTCTCATACACACGATAAACAAATGATCGCTACACCTGATCTACCGTGGTCAGAAGTAATGATGCCTACAACTTCACCATCTCTTTCTGGTTTAGGTACAACAACTCATGGTCTAGTTGAAGGTAGTACTGTAATGGGTTTCTACAGAGATCATTTAGAGATGCAAGATCCTGTAGTCATAGGTTCTTTTATCGGAACACCTCAAAAATTTTATAGAGTAGATGAAGAAGTAGACAATGAAGGTACTAGAAAATTTACACAAGTTCCAAGATCAACAGAAGACGGATTCAACGATCCACGATTAGATAGTGAGTCTTCTTACAAAGGTAAACCAGACGGTCCAAGTCCGAAACATATTAACAGAGCTTACGGATTAACATTAGCTTTAGATAAGTCACCAAAGAATCAAGGTGGTGACGAAGCTATTAATTATCCAAGAGAATTATATCTTGGTACTTCCGATGTTAATATTCTCGCGAGAGACTATGATGATAAAACATATCCTGTTATTGAGATAGAAGAAGG